AAATGATCAGTGTCCCTTCAGATGCTAGATTAAACTGGATACATTCTATAGTGCACGAGAGAGAAAGTCGATTGCCTCACAAATACTACTTTACTATGGATTGTACCAAATGGGCTCCTAAAAGCAACATTTTGAAATATGTTTATTTTGTAGCCGGTATGAGTAGCATCTTGCCCAACTCATTTTTAAACATTTTTTTCAAATTCTTTGATAACATGCTACATAAAAACTGGGTGACTGAATATGAAACACTTAGATGTCTTTTAAAGAACAAAAACAACGAAAGATTCAAAGTTTATTTCCCAGATTATGTGAATGCAATTGAAGAAGAGGAAAAGTTCATTGGTGGCATAAGTCTTGAACATTTGACAAATTTTTCCAAGGAAAGATATAATAAGATCAAAGGTTGCAACTGGGATGAGTTGACGTCAGACAAAAAAGAAAAATTTATTTCTCAAAGCAAGAAAATAATGGCAAAAGATTTCAAGAGAGAATACTTCCGTAAAAACAAATACATGAGTATGAGAATGCCTTACAGCTTTATGATGGGAATATTTAATTACCTCTCATCTATGATGCATGCAGCAATGCAGTTATATGCAGAATACAATATAAAAAATCATTTCAAAAAAATTCTAAATACTGAAATACAATTAAATCTAATATGCCATTCTGATGACAGTGCAGCAGTGATACACATAGGTGATAAGAGCAAAATAAATTTATTTCTTAGACGCTATCAGACTATAATGGAGATGACAAATCACCATTTATCAGTAAAAAAATCAGTTTTGTCTGACAAATACTTCGAAATAACATCTATACTATACATACACAATAAGTTGATACCCATGATTATTAAAAGATCAAGCAATATCAGGTTAGAACCTACAAACAAGTATTTTGTAGGAGACATGATAACTTCAATAAACAAATGCATAGAGTTGGTGAAGAATGGTGCAAGTTTGCAGCAAGCTTACATCCTACACAAAATTTATCAGTCACTTGCTTTCTACTTTTACAGTATCAAGCCAAATAATGAGTTGTACAACAAACCTATAGAAATTATGGGGGTACCTGACACACATCCAATATTTTATCTCATAGCGGGAGTGGAAGCCAACAACATTAGGCTTCTGTATAACAATGAATTTTCAACATTACAATCATTTGAATCATGTATACGGAAAAATAAGGACATATTGGATGATACAATGTTACCTATACCTAAGTTTGTCAACACTTTCATG